AAATAATGCTGAGGCAAAACTACCTAATCTAGTACCGCCTCCAGGAATCTTTTGTACAAGTCTTTTTATATTAGCACATAATCTAACAAAAGGAGTCCAAGCATCTCTTCTTTCTGGCGAATTTAATCTTTCTGCTTTTATTCTTTTACCTTTTTCATCTATTAGTCCAAGTTTATATGCATCCCAACTTTCCCATTTCATAACCATCATTCGAATAAATCGAAATGTATAAACCAAATCGGCTGCACCTTTTAAAACTCCCATTATATTTCCCTTAATTTGTTTATAACATCTTGATCCATGGTTATTCCGGTGTATTGGTCATTTTTTATATATTTTAAATAAATTAAAAAAGGCTTTATAATTGGCCAATGATTATCATTTAACTTTAATTCAAATATCTTCAATGCTCCAGATATAGTAAAAGAATTACAAAGAATTATAATATGATTTAAGATTAATCTTTCTGCTAATTCGTCATGTTCTAAATAGCGATTGACTAATCTTTTTACATATTTAAATCGTTTCAAATCCTCGTAAAACTCTTCGATATCAGAAAAGTTAGGTTTACGATAATTCTGCGCAGCAAAAAGAATAAGATTCTTTTCAGTAAGTTCATCAATAATAACCATAATATTATATATTATATATTAAGATACGTTATAATCTTGATGTATAGCTTCTTCTAATTCTTCAATTAACGTTTCTTTCTTTTTTCTACGATCAAGTTCAAGTCCATATCTGCGTCCAACTGCTTCGAGTTCCATTTTACTACAAGCATCATAATCTTTCATCTCCATGTGATCTGTAAGTTCTTCAACTAATTTACTTTTACTATGTCTTCTATCTAACTCAACACCGTGTTGTCGACCAAGAGATTCAAGTTCTATTTTTGTCATTTCATGCAAATTTTTACCATCATCATCTTCGTGATCATGTGGTTCATCGCCACCTTCATGAGAATGTGTGATGCCAGTATCTTCATGAGTATGTTCTAGAGGATCGGCTGATACATGTACAGTTTCAGTTTTAACAGCTGATGCTACAGGTTTTGGTTCAATTATTTTAGGTGCTAATGGATCTACAATACCCATCCTATCAACGTATTCATCAACCTGTTCTTGAGTAAAACTTGCACCTTTTAATATTTCACGCCTTTTGGCATGCCGCCATCCCTTTGTAGTAGGTACAGCATTTCTTAACCAACCACCTGGTCTACTAATTGGATTATCCATAATTTCTCCTTTATCACTATTATATGTTTTTCATACTTTGATATGCTTTTACTAAACTTTCCATTTTTTGACTTGGTGAAGCAGGATCTTTCATTGGCGTACCGCTTTGTACTACTTTACTATCTCCAGATCTAGTATTATCACCGCCACTTCTAGGTTTGGCTGATGGACCTCTTGAACCAGCAGCTTTTGCATCTTCTGGTGCTTTAGCCACAGTATCATTCATCTTTGCACCTTTCATCATATCGGCTTTCATCTTTTTAGCACCGCCGCCTTTTAGCATGTCATCCATAGTTTCTTTTGAATCCATATTACCATGACTTCTTTCTAATACAGATAAAAGGGCTTCACGAATTTTGGATTCACTCATTCTAGCTTTCTGATCATAATAGTCTTTGTGTTTATCATGTGTACGATCATATGCTGGTAACTTATCATAATCATGGCCATCTTTTGCTGCCATTCTCTTGGCTTTTTGTAAGTAATGATAGCTGTGATCACCAGGAGTTTGACCAATAGATTCATTTTTTTTCTTATTAATAGCTGCTTGTTTATTTGCCACAAACTGTTTATTAGTCAATGGTTTCTTCTTTATTGGTTTTATTAAATTTTTATGATCTGGATGAAGAGGTGTGTAAGGTTTCATTCCTTTGTCAATTCTTTTTTGATTTGCTTGTGCTTGTTTTCTTGCCACGAACATATCATTTGACATACCTTCTTTAGTAGTCTTTTCCATTTTCTTTTCTTTATCTTTCATCTTAGGATTCATTTCAGCAGTATCGCCATTTTCACCTTCTGGTTCATCTTTTGTTGGTGAATTCATTTTTTTATTTTTCTTTTTCATTCTTAACATAGCAAAATCTTTTCCATCGATATCACCATCTTTATCGTGATCAAGTTTATGTTGATCTCCAGATAATTTTTCTTCTAATGGCTGGGGTTCATTATTTACAGATGTGGCCCCTGGCATCTTTATAAAACTAAATGTCATATTTTTTTCTCCTTACATGAACATATGAGCTGCTATGGCACCTATTGAAGCCACTATTACTACCCAGAATAATCTATTTATTAAGTTAACGGTTCTGGCATTCTCGTCAACTTTAAATGATATGTCGTCTATTTTCATCGATAACTTATTCATTCTTTCATACATTTTATTATAGTTATCTTGCAATGATAAAATTTTTTCTTCTGCTCTGGCCATAGAAACCATCGCATCGGTTAATCTATCTAATTTTTCTTCAATTGCATCTAGCCTATGGTCCATCTCAGCCATTAACAACACCCTCTTTTATTAATCGTTCTCTGTTTTTAAGATGAGCTTCTATTATCTCTGTTTTACTTTGGCCATGATATTCAACACCGTATCCATTATTTATCATTTTCATTACTAATGAAGTACTTTCAGTTAATTCTCTTCCTATCATTCGTTTTTCTTCTATTTCTATATCGCCAAGTATTCTACCAAATTTTCCTTTTGAATCGTACGATTTACAAACTAATTTTACTATACTTCCTACCGGTAAAAGATTTCGAACATATTCTTTCGATAATAATCCAAATTTTTTTTCTTCTAAATCTCTTGTCCTGGATTCGGGTGTATCGATACCTTCTAAACGAATTCGTTCTTTATGTATCCACACGCCGAAACCAAGATCAATATCCACGTCGAGTGTATCGCCATCAACTATTCTTAATACTTTAGCATTATATTCGTACATAATTACCCTATACTATGAAGCATCCTTTCTATGCCAAATGGCCCAAAGGATCCATATTGCGATTAAACCCATAACGCCTTGACTACCTAGTCCAGCTAACATAGCTGAGACGTTATCAACTACACTCCAATCGCCAGGAATGAAAGGCACACTGCCTATCCCTAACACTTCGAGTATAATTGCGAGAGCAGCAACGCTTACACCAACGTCGGCAAGTGCGCCTGCCCACCCTCTGATTTTTACTAATATTTCCATAGTTCCTCCTATGTTTAATCGACGACGCTAATTCTTTTAACCACCAAATTCATGTCCAGCAACTCTTTTCATTTGTTTGTTGAATTCAGATTGTGATGGCTTATCTTTATATAATCTAATCGATATCTCCGGTCTTTTCTTTCCTTTAATTCTCCAATTATAACCCTTTTGCTTATGTTCTGGTTTACTGGTTTTTACAACTCTTCTTTTATATCCAGCTTCCCAAGATTCAGCACCTTCAACGTATTGTTTAAAATCTAACACTGTGCTATCGTTTACTTTTTCTTCTTTTCATGAGTTTATCTAACATTGCACCGGCTTGACCAGGTGTTATGTCTTTCATTTTTTTAACTGATTCTGGAGAGCCATAATCTGCTAAATAATTTTCTTTAAAATCAGATGGATCATGATTTGGCATTACTGATAATACTTTTTTAATATTATTTGGATGGCCTGTCATTTTAGTACCATCACCAGCAGCTTTATGTTTAACACCATGTTTTTTTGTTAATTTAATGAAATCAATATCAGTATTATCATGTTGATCTATATGATGTACGGCTTCATCTATATCTTTTCCACCTGCTAAATCTCGATACATTTTTCTAACCTGAGATTTAGGCATACGATCAACTGAATCTATCATCGAAGGTTGTTTTACAATTTTTCTTAACTGTTGTTTTATATCACTTGGACTTCTTCCAACCATTATCATATCAGGCAGTCCTTCTATCTTAACTCTAAACATCATACCGGTTTCATTACCAGTTGTCATTCCTTCTTTTACATTTTCATTTGTACTATTCATTTGCATTCTTTTTTTAATAACTTCACGATCAGTTGGAACCATTCGCACACCTCTTCTACCATCTGGTTTAGTATAAACTTCGGGTTTTCTATCCGCACTACGTACATTTTCGTTTGCTTTTTTCATCATATCCCTTATTTTATCTATTTTATCTTTTTCTCCGGGTTTTAGCATAGCATTTCTTTTTTGCTTGTTTATTCTTTCTATAGACTTAGCATATTCTGAAGAGCTTTCAGTTTTTTTCTTTAATTTACTTTTTACAGTTTCATAACCTTTTTTAACAACATTGCCGACTGTTGCTGCAGCACTTCCAATAGTCGATGGATTAATTCTTGATGCCACTCGAGCTACGGTTGGTAAAAGCATTAATGGATTTTCTTCTAAGTTAGTATTTTCATTATTTGGTAAAGGACCTTTCTTAGCAGAAAGATAAGCTGCTATTCCTTGTTCACGTCGTTTCTTTTTAGAATGTCCATCAAATCTTTTATCTTTTGATTGTTGAAAATCATCGATCCAAGCTCCGATTCCGTCTGATACTTTTAGTGGCATTTTTTTATCCTATTTATGATGATTGGTATCTTCGTAACCATGTTTAGCTATTCTAGCTTTATATGCTTTATGCATAGCTGAACCATGACCACCTAAATGTTTATCAGCAAATTCTTTATGATGAGCTTTCATTCCACTAGACACTACTTCGTTATCATGTTCTATAGCTGCAGTAGCATGTTTTTTTACAGCAACTGCTGTAGCTCTACCATGTTTACTACTAATTGCCTGTAGCGTATTATTCATTTTTTCTTTAGATGCTCGTTTTTCTTTTGCTGAAATATCGGTCATATGAGCATATGTAACTACACCTTTATGATGATAAACGTCTGCAGCCATGTGTCCAAGATTCTCGTTTATTAAATTTCCTCTTATTTCGTCGAATGTTTTCATTTTTTTATCCTAAGCTAAATCTTTATCGTGATTAAGTCCACCACGCTTTTTCTTTGTTATAAATGCATTAACTCTTGCATGTCCCCATTGAGATGGTGTAGTTCCTGGTCTATGACCAGTTTTCCAAGCAGCTACTCCACGATTATATACTTTACGTAATGTACTTGATGAAATTCCAGATTTTTTGGCTTTATCTCCTAGAGACTTACCAGCTTTATCTTCTTCAAGATGTTGTTTAAATTTTAACATTATACTGAAGTCTCCCTATTTTTTTTAATAGCATCACGCATTCTAGCTCTGTCCATAGCCATGTCGTGTCTTTTTGCAGCTATTCTTTTTTCTCTATCAACTTTTGCTTTTGCCATCTTTATATCTTCACCATACATTGCTTTAAAAGCTTTTGTATATTTGCTTTGAGGCATTGGTTTTTTTCGAGCAGCTTTATCACCAGGTGCATCTTTGTATGCACTATCATCATCGTCTGGTTTATCACCGTGCTTTTTAAAATGTGCATCTCTTTTTTCTTTAGTTTTTGGTTTTAATCCTTTGTGATAAACAGCAGGTTGAGAACCTTTTCTCTTTTTTATATCGGGATCTTGTGCAACTTCAGGTCCTTCATATATTTCATTATCTAAAGGACTCCATTCTTGAAATGTTAACGGTTCGATATCATGAAGCCATTTTCTTAAATGGTGCCCATTCGAAGTTTCTACAATAACGTAATTAGGGCCTTTTTTTACTATTTTTGTAACTTCATCATTTTCTTTTACAATTACTTTATCATTAATTTTAAAAATCATACCCTTTACATATGCCTCTCTGATATCTGAAAGTTTTTCTAATTGAATTAAATTTTGAAATATCTTTTGTTCTTTTAAACCCATTCCCATTCTTACTGAATTATATAATTTTTTAGCTTCAGTATTAGACATATTTCTGGGTAAACCCTGTGAAAATTTAGTAAAATCTTTTTGTTCCACAGCTTGACGCATTTTAGATGCTGACATTCCAGTTGTACCATCAGCATCAGGATCTCTTTCACCAGCTGATATAATGTTTATTTTTTCAAAGTTATAAAAGCCATGACGAGCTTTTTTACCATTATACTTATTTAATAATATTTTAAATTCATTGAGCCTGTCAGATCCAACAACTAAAGAAATATGTTTATAACCTTCATCATATAACTTTGTTGCTACATCAAAAACATTCTTAATCTTTTTATCTGCCATAATTTGGCGTGCATGTTTCGGAAACATTTTCCTTGCATATTTAATTTTTTCAACAAAGGTTAATGGATTTTTTTTCTTATCTTGTGTTTGAGACAAATAAACTCGATAAGGATTTTTACCAGATTTTTCTGATAATGTTCTCATTAACTTTTCATGACCAATAGTCGGAGGATTCATTCTACCAAAAGTAAAATAAACTCCTCTGCTTTCTTCAATTAAATATGATCTAAACGAATTTACCACTACATCTTCTTTCTTGCTATTTCTGCTCTTCTTTTCTTTGGCATCAATCTTCTTTGTAAAATATCTAATCTTTTTTGAAAAGATGGTCGATTTAATCTTTTTTCTATTGAAGCTTTTGCTACATCAGATAGTTCTGATTTTTTACGCCCTTTTAATAGCTTATCTGCTACGGCTTTTCGAGCAGATCTTCTTGATCTTTTCTTTAAAACTGGATCGCGCGCCATTCTTCTTTTTGCTCTTTTACGAGCAAGTTTAAGAACAGTCTTACGTCTTTTTGCATCTCTGGCTTTTTTCCTACGACCAGAAATAGATAAGACTTCATCTAATGTTTGGGATTCTTCGAAGAGTTCAACGTCTTCTTGCGTAAAATTTTTAAACGATATGGACCTGTTGTCTGCCATCTTTATCTCCCTGGTTTATCCCATCCCTTGATTATATTGGGTGAAAAGTTAGCGAATGAGAATTCCATTCGATCAACTATTTTCACTGCATCACCACCAAGTTTATCTATTGCTACATAACCTTCTTGACCTGTAGAACGATATCCTCTATTTGTTTTTAAAAATGTATTCGTCTTATTTAGTTTATTTAATATATTTATAAGTTTTAACTTCGCTAAAACGATAACTTTTTGCAAATCAAACATTCTTTTTAGGCTTTTTTTATTGCCATCAGAGAAAAACGTTAAGATTTTTTGGAGCTTTGCTTTTTGACCGGCTTGGCCTTTTTCTGTTTTCCTTTTATCGATTTCTTTTTGGTATTTTTGTTTAATCCAATTAATGAGCTTGGAAACATGATTACCTGTATTAACGACCACTTGACCTTTGCGTATATAGCTATTATTAAATTGCTCAATAAGTTGAGCCAACTCACGATTACTTTCCAAAGTTTTAAGGGTAGTTGAACTAATTTGGTTAAATAAGAACCCAGCGTGACTAAGATATTCATTAACTTCCTCCGTATCTTTTTTTGTCATCGTATAATTAGTCATATCTCTTAACATAGCGTCTTGAGAAAAAACATTTGCACTTTTTTTAAATTGTTTTATATTTACACCATAAGAAGCTTTCATCGTTTCGAAAGATCTACCACTATATGATGTATGCCATACGATACCCATTTTTGCTTTTTTAACTGTTTTAGCCATCTCTGTGCCATTTGGGATAGCATATACAATTGTATTTGGGTGAAACGTAACGTATTGTTTTCCTTTTATTTTAGATATTGTTAAATCTTGTTTTGAGAATAAAAAATCACCTTGAATAACTCCTTTAATTCCAAGTTCTGGTAAATATTTTAATGCGTCTTTTAGCTTAATAGCCAAACTCCCAGAAGTATCAGCATCAACGTCCTTAGCATTATAATATACTTTTGGTGATTTATTGAAAATCCCCTTTTTCGCAACAAAGAAATTACCGTTTCTGGGATCAATACCAGCAAAAATAGCAGGAGCACCATCCCACTTAACACTAACTGACCCATCTTTCACACCTCCTAATGTATCTCTCATTGATCTAAGAGCAAGAATAGCTTCTCTTGTACCTTTCACTCCGCCATAGAGAACTTTGTCCTCTATATGCGTCATATGAGTATTTTTTTGCTCAGCTATAAAATCTATAAAGTTCATTTTGCACTAATCTTAGGTTTAATTGTTCCTTGGGTTATTACATCAATTGATATTGCAGTTTCTCTTATCGGTCCGACATGATATACTTCTCCTAACTGTTGTGCAGGAGTTTTATTTATCAGTAGTATAAGAGGATTTTTATTTAAATATTTGTGCGTAACCTTACGATATGGTATTTCTACTTGAGAATTCCATTGTGCAGCTAATTTTCTATCTTTCATTATAGCAGCTTGTTGTTGACCGTTAACACCGTTTTTTTCTGCTCTACCTTGTTTTCCCATTTTTAAATTAGGGTCAACCATATCTCTTAATTTGAATGCTGCAGCAGTCATTTTTTCAAGAGGTACTGTGCCGCCTATTTTAAAATCTTTATACGCATTTTGTTTTGCATTAAAATTTCCAGCTTTTACTTCGTAATCTGTTGAACCGATTTTTATATCAGCTGCAGCAGACGATCCTCCACCTAAATGAGCATCGTCTAAAATAAAAAATAACGTTGCTTCTCCAGGACCTACACCCTTTAAATTATAATTGTGTAATGCTAAAAATTTACTTAAATTTTCCTTTTTAAGTTCCTTAATTACTTTATTAAGCTGATCTTTAGTTGGTTTTCCAGCTATAGTTTTATCTAGATCGAATTTTGGAAAAAAATGCATTCTAATTAAATGCTGTATTTCTTTTTTATATTTTAAACTAGTAAAATCTTTAGATGCAAGATTAAAAGAAGTTACCTTCTGTGCTCTTTTTAAAAAATTAGCATCAAGATCAGCAACTCTGACTGCTGCCATTTCTCTTAAATAACTTTTAAACTTCATCATAGTCCTACCTTTATTAATATTATACCTTTATTTATATAATAAATTTTTCCATTTGTAAACAAAAAAGGGACCGTTAAGGTCCCTAGTTAGTTTGGAGGAGAATTATTATTTTTATGAAACTTGAATCGCTATGTATACACATAATGCTAAGATTGCGAGTTTACCGTAATCTAAATCCCATTTGGTTCCTTCACCAAAGTTTTTCTCAAATTTTTTCATTATGATGCCTCTGCAAATTCAATTGCAGATTTGATAGCATCACGCTTTCTAACCTGATTGTAACCATACCAAGAAGAATAAAGTCTGTTATCTTCGTTACGACCTTGAATATGATCGGTAACATATGTAACAGAATTAAACGCTTGCCACCAACTTCCTTCTGCGAAGTTAAAACCAGGCTGTACTTCAAGAGCATCATAACAAAGACGTGCATTTCTTGATAAAGTATCAATAGCAAGTTTTTTACCTTGTATTTTCTTATCAGCAGTTCTTGGAAATACTGTGTTGTAATATTCAATAAGAGCTTCAGCTGTATATCTTTTCTTACCAAGAAATTCAGCCATTTCTTTATATGAATTTAGTTTTTCAGAAGCAATACCAAGAGCTTCTTTTACAGTATCTGGATTAAATTCAGCTCTATGACCGACTTTTACTGCTTTATCTGCTTTCATTTCTAGTGAAAGTGAAAGAGTATTATTACAAACTACTCTAATTGGTGTAAATCTAATATCGATTGATTTTCCATATTGATGTGGATTTGAAAAAAGTAAATATGAATCGACTTTATCTCCACCAAAAAGTTCAAATGAGTCTTTAACTTTTGCTAAAGCCCAAACCATTTGACCACCTTTTAGTGATCCAGCTGTATTCATTTCCATATTTCCAGCTAATACATATTCACCAAAAAAATTGAAAGCATCTTCATTTTGTACAGGATGCCAATCTTTACCAACATTGGTAAGAATTTTTCCATCAGTACTTCTGACTAAAGATTTTTGACCAGTTGGCATTAATTCGCCTTCGAATTGAATATATGATTCAACTTCTTCAACTCTCCAGTCAAGACCAGCTTTTTCCATCATCATAGTCGGTGATAGATCGTTTGATACAGGTGTTCCTAGGCCATGCCATGGAACTTCACCTGCGTATGCCATTGTTTCTACTTGATGCGCCATAAATAATTCTCCCTTATATAGCAGTTAATAATGAAGGTGAAACTTTCCAGTTACCGATATTAGTAGCAACGACTATAGTCTTGATATTAACTTTTTTTATAAGACCTTCTAGAAAATTACCTTTTCTACTTTCGAAAGAAACACGATCGCCAACTGCAAATTGTCTTGCAGCTGTATATTGAAATTCACTTTGCTTTAATTTTATCATTGTTATGATAGCATTGATTTCGTCACGGTTACAATTGTTAATTATACCTTGCACATTATCTAATTTATTCACTTTATTCATTATTAAATTTTCCTCATTTTAATTTGCTTATAGGTATAATATAAACTGTTTAGCGTGAAATGTAAACCCTTTTTTTTAATTAATTTAAATTTTTATTTATACTGGTACAAAAATGATACAATATTATTTACAATCTTTTTGGTTCTATTTCTAAAGACTTTCCACTGTAACCCCAAAATTCATTATAAGATTTTGAAATTTTTACTTTATTATTTTTTTTAAAATATTTTTTAATAACTTTACTATGAACATCCATTGGCATTTTAAAACCTAATTCATTAACATGTTCTTTTAGTCTTTCTCGCCTTTGCATTCTTTCGTCGAAAGTGCTATTTTCATTATACCAATCATTTCTTTGATTATATTTTATATTCAATTCTTCTTGCATATGCCATACGGGTGCATGTGGCATAAAAATAAATGTTCCTCCAAGAATAACTGTGTGAAATACATCTTTGTGTTTTTGATGTTTAGTAAAAAAATTTAAAGTTTCTTGAAAATCTTTTTCTGTTTCAGTTGGATAACCTACCATCATAAGTGCAGTAATTCCAAGCTTATATCGATAACTCATTTCTACGTAATGATCTAAATCTTCATTACTAAATTTTTTATCCATATGGTCGCGTACGCTTTCAGAACCTGATTCTATTCCTAAGTCTTGAGATAATATTCCGGCTTTAGCCATTTTTTCAAAATACCAAGGTGGACATTGTCTTTTTGGTCTAACTATACATTGTCCTGCAAATTGCATATCTTCTCGTAACATACCCTCTTCTTTATAATTAATTATTTCATCTAAAAATATATGAAATTCTTTCATGGCTCCATTAAATAAACTATCTGCCCATCTCATTACATTTACTGTTGGATGTCTTAAAGATTGATGCATAACTTCTTTAGCCATGAGTTTTCCAGATCTAAATTTAAATTTAGGAGCCATTGCATGAATATCACAGAAAGTGCAATTTCTTACACACCCTCGAGATGATGCCATATATAATACACTTCCATTAGAAGAATATTCTTTTAAACGTAAATCTGTATAATCTGGAAATGGGTATTTGTCTAAGTTTTGTAATTGTTTAAAATTTTTAGTATCAATACCTGGACCTGAAGTTTTACCTTCTAACAGTTCAATTAAAGATTCTTCTGCTTCTCCGTATATTACGTGATCTACCATTTTAATGATGGGTGTTTCTGAATGAAATAGCATACATGAAGGACCGCCAAGTACAAACTTTCCTTTATAGCCAAGTTCTTTAAAGGCTTTTATTAATAAAATAGATGGAGCTTGTGATGTAGTAGAAAATTGAGTAATGCCTATCCATTTAGGATTATGTTTTAAAACATCTTTTGCAAAAGAAAAAGTTGGTTCTTTTAATTTTGTACCATAATCTTCTATTAGTAAATCTAAATCTAGCCAACAAGGATGTTCATCGCCCCACCACAATTCACGACAATCTTCCATTTGATTATAGAGATAGATATTAAAATCCATATAAACCGAAGAAAAACCATTTTCTCTTAACTGTGATTTCAATAAAGCAGGTCCAACAATAGGCATATTAGGATCTAATTTTGGTACAGTTATGAAAATAATGTCTTTACTCATGAGCCCTGATTAACATATTGTTTATTAAAAATCCATCACGCGCTGCGTTTATTATATGATTTGTACTTATACAAACTTGCTTTAAACTAACATAATTTTTCGGTTTGTATTCTTTTAAAATTTTATCGGTACCAACATATCCAAACTTTATACTTGAAACCATTGGTCCTTTAGGAATATATTGTAATTGGTAGATGGCTTTATCCAATGCAGCTTTTGCAGCTTGATATGGCCAGACTTTTCTTGGATTTTCATCTACAGTATTTGAACTTATATTTATAATTAATTGATCAATATTCATTCTATCGTAAATCTCATAAAGAATTTCTGTTTGTGCCCACATATGATCCGGATATTTTGGATCATCATACATAAAAGCATTGTTGATAAACACAGAACATTCATTTAAATGTTGGTACATTTTAAGTCTATCATATTTTTCTGTTAAATTATATCCATTCGATCTGCTAAATCCTTTATCACCAAAAGCCTCAAAAAGAGCTTTACCTATTCCGTTTGTATGGCCTGTAATAAAAATCATATTATACCTTCTACCTTTTGTATATCTCTACGATTTAATCTCCACACAGATTGTTTAATTCCATATATTTCTTTTTCACCATACCAACTATATGTTGGATCAATATCTTTACATTTATGGAAATGTTTATCTAGTTTTTCACTACTAGCTGTTCCACCGTCTCCAGTATTCGTAGTAAATAATATGTACTTTGCTCCGCGATCCATTGCATAATCCACCATATATGGTACTAACCAACTTGTAATTCCAGAGCAAGATATTAAACCTCTTCTTCTTCCAAATCCTTTAGCTCTATATTGTCTTAGCGTAGCTGTTCTACAAAATATTCTCCATGCTTCAGGATAATATTCATAAAAATCGTGTGTATGCGTCATAGATATAATTTTATTATCATGATAAATTACATATAAACCACTGTTAGATCTTAATGCTAATTTTTCCATAGTTGAATTATTTTCAATACCTTGATCAGCAGCTTCACTAATAAAAGCTTCTAAATCTGACAACATTGAATTATTGTAAAGTTTTATTTGCATATTGTTTATGTTTAACATAACACCTCTTTATTATATCGGATTTATCTTTATCGGTAATATTTTTAATTTGATCGTATGTATAATCTAAATTACGCAATCGGTTATAGAACGTAAAGCTATTTATTGTATTATTCATTGAACGAATAGCTATATCAGTTGCCTGTGATTCTGTCATATTATCGTTATACCAACCAATATCATTAAATGAATATCCGTATTTATTAGGATCAATTCCTATTTTTGATTTTGGCGATATCGATAAAACTTGAAAACTATAACTATCAATTGAATTGGCTTTATCTAACCAATCAACTGTAGCATTTAAAGTATCTTGAGTTTCGTACGGTAATCCAGCAATAAATCCACACGATATTAAAATATCAGGGTGTTTTTCTTTCATCCATTGTAATCCATCTTTTATTTTATTTGGATCCATACCCTTACCAATGGTTTTTGCAGATTTATGATTAAAACTTTCTATTCCAAAAAATACAGATTTTAATCCGCTTTCTGCTAATATATCCCAACTTTCTGGTTTTGAAATAATAAGATCTGCACGTGCATAGGATGAAAATTCTAAATCAAACGGTAATGTTTTAAACATATTTTTTAATTTTCTAATTTTTTCTGTAGAATCATTATAGGTATCATCGCTAAACATATAACCTTCAGTTCCATAATTAATATAATTTCTCATCATTTCTTCTTTTAAAACTTTTGGTGATTTACAAAAATCCCAAAGTTTTTTACCGTTTAAAGGATAAGAACAAAAACTGCATTTAAATATACAACCTCTGGCTATTTCAATAGGTAAATGTTCTTGTTCAAAGATATAATCCGAATCATCCCATAATATTTGACTTGTATTGAAATTAAAATTGTTTATAAATTTATCTTCAGCAGGACCATAGATGTATTTTACGTTTTTAAATTCATTTTTTATCTTCATACCTCCAATCACTATTTGCATTCCTAAAGTTCTTATATAACTAAATAATTCTTCTGCTTCTTGTTTTTCAATTCCAATGCTAGTGCCTTTTTCTAATTCGGATCTTATTTTAATTCGACTTTCAAAAGCATCAAAATTTTTAGGAGCCATGAATGTAGAGCTAAAACCAATCCATGCGGTGTCTTTAGTTTTATATTTTAAAATGATATTTTTTATTTCATTTAAATTAAAAAAGGTAAAAAAATCTACAACTTTAACCTTTTCATTTTTTAATCTAAAATCTGAAGCAATTCTATAAGCACCAGCGGCTCTTCCTAAACCAATACTTCCATTTACGTCTGTAAAGATGATAGCTTGCATTTAATTTTTTCTCTAAATTCATTTGTAAATACCCCGTCTATTCTTAAACAATACGAGGCTTGTGGTATGCCGTCTGAAGTATGTCTATCTTGATCATTAAACCAAGTACATGTTGATTCTGGATAATGTTTTACTTTTATTCCATTTTCTTGTTCATCAACTAAATGAAATCTCATTTTATTTTTGTCTATAGTAAACCATAAAAATTCACATACATCATTTCTTTCGCCATCATACATTCCATCGCGATGTTCAGTTAATATTGAAAAATGATCTAATGTAAAAAAGAATACTCTACCAAAATTTATAAACGGAAGCGTGTTTATGTATTTTATTAATTCCGGAAAAAACTTAGCGTTATTAGTCCATTCGGCTCCTTCTCCAGAATCTTTGTTTAAATATCCTTTATGTTTTTTTAAAAATACACCACTAACAGAATAATGAATATCTTTCCAATACTTTAAAAATGTTCTTCGTTCATAAGTAGTTAGTCCTTCAACTTCTTTTTTATGTTTATATTCTTCTTCGTACGGATATATTAAATCATTTTGTAATTTATATACTCTAGGGCCAGGATCACATATATGTAGATATGATT